CCTTGTTCCAAGGTTCGGTGATTTCGCTTTGGTTATACTGCTCGCGTAGGCCGACTTTGCGTAAACGGGCTAAGTTAATCAGGCTAATTACGGGATTACTATTTTTACTTAGGTCAAAAACATCTTCGCCGCTTATCTGCGAGCCGTCTACGTTTAGGTCAAAGCCGAGGGCCGCGCCCAGTTCTTTGTAGTGTTCTGACTGCATAACCTGTTCTTGCCGGATACCGGATAAGCGAAGGGCAAAGCTATGCAGGGTACGGAACCACGGAAGCTGTGATTTATCAAAACCAAACCGCTTGCTTGCCCGCTCAACAGCTTCATTTGCAGCCTGCTTGGTAAAAGCAAAGTACCCGATCAGGGACGGGTCTACGCCCGCCGACAGGGCTTCGTCTACCCTGTTAAGCAGGGCTGTAGTCTTACCCGTTCCGGGCGGGCCGTATATACGAAAGATTTTAGTTTCCATTAGACATCTATCTCATAGCCGAGGTTATTAATTTTAGATTGTATTTCTCCAGCCGTTACACGCCCTAAGTTTGGTATACGACGAATGTCATTGTGCTTAACGTACTCGACAAAGACAGCTATGGGCATTGGCGTCAGGTTGTCGTTATACAGGCAGTTGTATGTCTTGCGAGTCCACGGGATATCCTGAACTAGTACGGGTGGTTCAGGAAACTTTATCTCTTGGCGCTCCCCCATCTCCCTAACTATCTGGCGCACTCTTTCGCGGCTAATTTCATGCTTGTCTGCAATAGCTTGAAGCGTCCGCTTTTCTAAAACGCGCTCACGATAAATACTTTGATTTCTAGTTTCCATGTTCTTCGTCCGCGATATCTTCAATTTTTTCCATAAACTTTATGAAGACGGGGGTTTCGTCTCCTACCCACGCGCCGACTACGTTGTAGAACATGAACTCGACGGCGTCGTCAAACTCCATTCGATCTCGCTCGCACAAGATAGCAACGCATTTATCAAAGTCATACGCAATAACGTCCGGTTGACTTGCGCGGCTGCACACGCCCACAAAGGCTTGATTAAATCCATCAGCTTTTAACATTAGAAGGGTGACTCCTGTTGTCCGTTAAAGTCAGGGGTTTTTAATTCCACGTCCATTCTTTCATACGAAGGGATAGACCAAACCCGTACAGGGCGGCCTTTGATTTTTAATACGCGACTTTCCCCGCCCATATCACGGAGACGTTGAGCTATTTTATAAGGCTTATACTCAAAAAACTTGTTACGTTTTAAGTACGCCTCAAAGTCTTTCATTCGGAAGAACGTGGTGTTTGTCTCTTCATCCGTCCACGGACGCTTCAACAATATTTCTTCCCTATCTTTTGCCGCCTGCATATGAGCGCAAAACTCTTCTAAATAATCATAGAACTGCCCGCTAGTGCTGGCGTCTTCAGCAACGTCGATGATGGCACTTTCATTTGCTTTCATCTCGTTCATTAAACCGCCTATGCGCGTCTCCCACGCCTGTTTACTGAGTGTGCGCGGCATTGTGTTCAACTGCTCCATACAAGCCTTCTGGAAGGCTGGTTGGCTCATTAAACCGTCAGTGTCTAATTCCAGTGGCTCGCCATTTACGTCAACAAACCAGACAGGCGGGTTTGAGTTGTACTTACGCAAGTTGGCAACGGTCGCGCCCTGTACCATAGAGCCAATACCGTGCTTTTTTGTTTGGCACAGTTCTTTATTGCAGTGCGCGTTGATGGGCGCATCGCTGCACCGGTACGCATAGTCTTTTTTCTGTAGCTGCTTTGCTACAACGTTGACCTCGCTCAAAGGAAGCGGCGGCTCAAGGTACTGCAAATTGTATGTCAGGATTTCTGACTCCCAGCTATCAGGGTATGCTTTGCGTAAATACACGCCTATATTAAACAGGCCGTTGTTTCTACCGCCCTCGCTGATTTTGTTTTTAATTAAAAACTGTAAACAAGGCGGACCGTCACGCATGGTGGCGGTCTCCACCTCTTCCCCGATTTGTAATTTAGTGATCTGCTCCGGAGTCTGCTTGTGCGTTTCATATAGCTCAAAAAACTCTTCTAGCTCTGCGCTGCTGCCGTCATCTTTAATGGCATAGCGCAAGCCCTCTTCTGCGTTATAGTAAGGCAGGTTTAGGAAATTGCCTACGTCATCGCGCTCTAAATGGAGCTTAATCTGTTTTGGAAATATCTCACTACCGCCGTAGCCGAGCGCCGCAGAAATTTGCTTTAATGCGTCCTGCATATCTTTGGCATCTACCCAGTCGGTAGTGAACAAGAAGCAATGCGCCCCACCAGACTTTGACCGGCAGACCACCAACGGCAGTTTCAGCTTCCTGATTTTTTCAACCAGAAGCTTGTGGTCAAGCGGGTATTGATCAACGTCAATACAGCCCCAGACGCACTGATTGTTTTCGTTAATCGGTATAATGCCGATAGCGCGTCCTGTGCCAGCGATATGCCCTTCCCACAGTTCCGTGGTCCGCGGTTCGCGCACAATGGCTGCTCGTCCGGTGTTCTTACCGTTCGCTTGTGTTTTTTCAATTTTATATGTGCCATAGGCCAACTGTAGGCCGTTAAATATGGCGGAAAACTTTTCTACAGACATGATGCCCCCAAAAGCAAGAAGGGTGACGTTATAACGTTATAACGCCACCCCAACTGTTTAGAACGGTACGTCGTCAGAGAAGCTTTCTCCGCCCGCGTTTTCGTCCTGATGCTTAACTACAACCTCACCGTCGCTGATGCTCTTCGCAAAATCTTTTGCGCGGTTATAGATGTTGACATCTTCTACCGGACCCACGCGGCTCATTTCCCAGCCGTGCCAGCTACCTTTGCTGTTTTCTTCAAGGGTCGTCTTCAAGTTGTAAACGTGGCTAAAACGTGGCGGAGTAAACGGCCCGTTCTTGCCTTGCAGGGTTAATGAAGAGATCATGCTGTTCCATTTGCGTGACTTCTTCAACTGAGTTGATTTCATCGCAACCAGAGCCGTTTCGATAGAGCCGTCATCGTGCAGTACAATTACGTAATGCTGATGCGTTTCTTCGATGTACTGCCCAGAGCCGTCCTGAACATATTCGCGGTTGTCGGATGGGTCACGCTTGGTTTCAGGGCGCTTTTCCCCCGGAGCGTAAATTGCTACCGGAGCTCCTGTCCCCTCGCCCAGTGGAGCCCACTGGATAAATCGACGCTGGTAAGCGACAGGAATTACTTTCAAGCCGTCCTTGCCTTTTGTGACAAGCCCAGAGACGGTGTTGTAAATGTCTCCTTTGCGAGCTTCTTCCAAATTATCCAGTTCTTTGCTCATACCGCCCAGAATTTTTAGGAACGGCAGGGCAAGATCGTCTTGACCCATATTTTCAAGACCGACGCCTGCGTCCGCCTCAAACATTGTTGGATCAAACTGGATTATGTCCGCAGATTTTTTCACTGCTACTTCTGTCTTTTCAGCCATTTTATTTACTCCTTTTGATGATGGCACGTTGGCCGACGTAGGCTCCGAATAACTCCATTGGGAAGTCGTCACCATTCTCCACACGTTCCTTGACAAAGGCACGAAGCGTCGATGGGTGGATACTCGTGTCTTGTTCCGCAAAGAAACCTTCTTTTTCTGCAAAGGCTTTGAAAGCTGACGCCTTGTCGTCTTCGCCTCTGCCAAACGTACACGCAACGGTATTTTTAACGATATCGTCATATCCATTCTCCCGAAGCCACTCATAAGCGGCCGGTCTATTATCTACGAGGATAGATGCCCCGTAGGTTGGCTTGACTGAGATTTCAGAACCATCATCAAGCTTCATGCTGGTCAAACCGATTTCGGCCAGCATTGTTGGCAAGTCTTCGTCCGTCATTTTCATAAGAGCGCGTTTTTCCGCCTTGAGCTTTTGCTCAAGTTCGGCAACGGTTTCTTCTTGATCTCGGATTGCTCTTGCCATTCCGGCGACGGTAGTGAGGTCGCCTTGGTCCAGTTTTTCAACTGATGAAGCTAACTTTTCTTCAAAGTCTGCTTCCATTTGGTCTAATATATTGCTCATCGCAATCTCCTTTTTTGAAAGACACGTTTCCGGTCTTGACATTGTCATATATATGCTTATATTATCTCAGTGTCAAGGAGAAAAGACATGCGGGAATATAAATTTAAAACGAAGCCCTTTAACCACCAGTTGAAAGCTTTGCAAGATTCGTGGGCCGCGGACTATTACGCGCTGTTCATGGAGATGGGAACAGGTAAGTCCAAGGTGGCGATTGACACTATTGGAGCGTTGTATCAATCCGGTCAGGTTAATGCGGCATTAATTGTAGCGCCTAAAGGCGTGTACGACAACTGGGTCAGAGGTGAAATACCGACACATTTACCAGAAAGCATTAATCGTATGATTGTGCGCTGGACACCGTCTACCGCTAAAAAGTTTCAAGAAGAAATGCAGGAGCTTATCTACGGTAAGGTCGATGGCATTAAAATGTTTGTAATGAACATCGAAGCGCTGTCCACGCCTCGCGGTACAAAGGCTGCATATTTTTTTCTAAGGGAAAATCCAGACAATATAATGGTGGTTGACGAAAGCACGACGATCAAGAACCGCAAAGCTACGCGCACTAAAAACGTAATGCTGCTAGCTAAAAGTGCTAAATATAAACGTATCTTGACGGGTTCACCTATTACTAAGTCTCCAATGGATTTGTATAGTCAGTGCGCGTTCCTGTCCCCCAATGCGCT